TCAACGAGCGTTGCGTTTGGCATGCGCGATGATGGCGGATAAGGTCAAAGCCTGCGGATCGACCATGATGGCATCGAACGCGGTTTCCGAGGTGCTGACGCGCGCTTCTACATAGGCCGCCGCATAAAGAATGCCGTTACCCGGCTTGCCGAAGCTGCCTGGTCGTTCTGCGGGAATGGGGCCGATGTCCGGCAACGTCACGAAAGCCTCCAGGGCCTCCATGGCGCCCGGCGCGCGCAGGACATGTTGCGTCTCGGCAAGGGCCGTCATCGAGGAGGCGTTGTCGAGCGAAGGGTTTGCAGACGGCGCCGCCTGATTGCGCGCCGCTTGCGGCACGGGCGCCTTGGCTGCAATCGAAACCGTTCCGAGATCCGAAGACCCGAGGTTCTTCATCTGTCGCGACAGAGGTTCGTTCGAAGCGACCATGACGCCGGACGCGATCTGCCCTTCCGGCGCGATACCCGGTACGCGGCTACCCTTGGCCGCATAGGACGCCATCAGGTAAGGCATGTCGTTGCCTTCGAGCGGCGCACGGCCCACATATTGCACCCGCACCTGCGCACTGCCCTTGCGCTTGATGTCGAGAAGATCGGCCGTCTTGGAGGAGACGTCGATGATGCGACCGTACTCGTATGGGCCACGATCATTCACGCGAACGATGACCGAAGAACCGTTCTCGACATTCGTGACGCGGGCATAGCTGGGAAGCGGAAAGGTGGGATGGGCCGCCGAAAGATGCGCCGTGTCATAGACTTCGCCATTGGCGGTCAGACGGCCATGGAATGCGGATCCGTACCAGGAGGAAACGCCGACCTTGTTATAGCCGAAGTCTTCCTTCGGCGTGTACCACTTGTCCTTGACCTTGTAGGGCTTGCCGACCTGATAACGCCCGCCACCCTTCGGAATGTTCTTGCCGTCGGCGACGCGGGGGCTCGCCTTGACGCCATAGACCGACTCCGGAAAATACTCTTTGCTCCGCTTCTTCGGAGCCTCGACCTGCGCCGTGGTTCCACAGGACGTCAGCGCCAGGCAGATCGCCGGAACGGCCACAAAACCTGCGCCTCTCGCGAGGAAACGTGCGTATTGTCTGAAAGTCATCTGTCCCACATTGCCGCTTGTCTGACGAAACCGGAACGCCTGAGCCCCTCGCAGGCGCGCCGATCGTACCAAAAGGATACAGTCGTCAAAAATGACAGCAACGTGGCATAAATGCGAACGCAGGGTCAGCACACGTCATGGAATTGGTTTTTATGGTTAATGCATGGTTACGATCAGCCGACCAGGAGGTCAGCCGACCTCAGCAGACATATTCGATGATGGTGTAGTTCACGCCGACGATCCGGCCTCGCATATCTCGCACGAAGGAAGGAATATATTGCTCCTCCGGCGGAACACAGATGTCAGCCGTCTTGTCGTTGGCACTGCTGCCCATCGGCGTCGAAGAGTCGAGGCCAGCCACAACGATACCCTCACTCGAATAAGACGCTGGATCGCCAAGGGCGGCAACAGCCGGTTGAGAAACGGCAACGCCAAAGCCAAGAGCCGCACACATATAAACCTTCCGCATCGCTCGATCTCCGTTACCGCGGGTTATCTGCTCTCTGAACACCGCCAATCTGCCTTTGTTCCAAACCTTAACCCCAACGGCGTCTGGGTCGATTGTGCAACGACTCCCCTGAGGCCAATGCTGAACCTCGACGTAAACCCCGAGTTGACGACCCGCCCTCCAACCGCTAATTCAACCAAACCCTCGCAAGGCGAAAAGCCTCAGGAAGAGTGTCCGAGTGGTTTAAGGAACCGGTCTTGAAAACCGGCGTGCGGGAGACCGTACCGTGGGTTCGAATCCCACCTCTTCCGCCAGTGCGCGAAACTTCAATTGTAAAACGGGTCGGATCCAAGAAAAGTGCCGAAATCGGACCGGACCTCTTGCGCTTCTTCTAGGATGATTCTAAACGCTGGCCACGGTTCGTTTATTCGACCCGATGAGGCCTCGTGGCGGAGTGGTGACGCAGAGGACTGCAAATCCTTGCACCCCGGTTCAATTCCGGGCGAGGCCTCCAAGACTTTCATCAATGAAAACAGCAAGTTAGATGGTGTGTTGGGCTTGATTTCCTCGGCTCCGTGTCGCATTGTTGTTGCGCCCTTCTCCCCTTGATTTACAACGATTTCCTGCGACACTCGGCTACTCCACGCGACATGCGACGCGACACTAAGAGGTGCGCAACATGGCCCCGGAACCTCCCCGGATCCAAGAAGTAAACGGATACGACATCATCCCTACCGAAGGGGTGTTCAAGGTCTACGACAGTGATCAGCAATACGGTCCGGACTTCGATTCGTTCGATGAGGCCGCGGAGCATGCGGATACCCTCCCTAGCCGTAATCCACCGAGTCGATGATGATCGACCTACCCCAAAACCGGTACGCGCTGCGGCACGATCCGGACGACACCTGGGCAATCGAGGACATCTTCACTGGCCAAACGGCCGAGGTGAATGATGTGCCGCAAGAAGGGCTCGACATGGAGATTGCCGACGACCTCGTCGACCTCTTGAACCTCGAATACATTAACCGGCGCAAGGGGACGACGCATTGACGCTGCGCCCTTTGCAGCTTGCCGGCGAAGATTATTCGTCCTCGACCAAACTCAGCTCGATCTGTGTGCCTGGTTTGGGAAACGCCTCATCAAAGTTTCTCTTGAACACATCCCAACCTTTTGAGACGCGCATAACAGCAATTACCTGCAGGAGGTGATCGCGCAGGTCCGGCTGGCCTAAATCCTCACTGAGAAACTGATGATGCTTGAACTTACGCCGCTTTGTGGCTTCTTGCGTCGGGTTCCGTTTACGAAGCTCCGTGATTACGCCCGGCGGCAGGCGGTCGTAGACAATCTCGTTTGTAATGTGCCCCAGAAGCGGCGGCTTTGCCCGACCAGCCGGAGGCCATTTCCAATTCTTTAGCCGGTATATCTGCTTGTAAAACTCATCTGGGAACCGCTTGGCCCACGCTAATCTCTCCTCCGAGAGGTAGGCCTCAAGAATACGGTGGAGCTCGTCTCGATCACGAGATGATTGATATCCTGTAGCTTCATCGACCAGCGCAATGATACCGACTCGTGCAAAGCCACGCACTAGGGTCTCGCACTGCCGTGCAATGTGTGCCTGCTGCTTCTGAAGCACCCCTGCATCCCTTGCATCGAGCACTACCTCGCAAAGGTCGTGAAGAATTGTAGCCTCGTACCCATAGGCCAACCCTCCTTTAGCCGTTCTGAACCGGATAGGGTTTGCGGTCCGGTCAACTAAGTCACTGGAAACAAAGGTCGAAAGTCGCCCTTGCTGCGCAAATTTAGCAAGGCGGTCCCCGCCCTTAGAATATGATCCGCCATGCGACATACCAAGTGCATTGATTACGCCAGTCTGCGCGAGAACACGCCTTCCGTCCTCAAGAACAAAACACGGAATTTGAATATCTCCGATTTTCAGCGGGCGGTCCGCAGACCCGTGAGTTGCCATGGGCAACTCTTTGGCTATGGCCCACCGTGCCTCTGCACTCTTTTTTGCGATTGCAGACCTTTCGTCCTTTGTGAGCGCCTTTGCGCGAGCACTCCCACCTTTTGATTGCGGGGATTTCTCGACCTCGTCCACCATGCTCAACCTCCGATGCTTGCTTAGATGGAAACTGCCATGCTTGCTAACAATTAGCAAGCACACTTGCGGAGAAGTAATGTAGTGCTTGCTGAGCCTCGCTGGCCTGCGCCTAACAACGCGAGCTTCGAATAATGCGAGTAGGCTGGATACAGGTCCCCCCTTCGCTTACTGCCCCCATCTCTGGGCTGCGAACCGGGCAGGACATTTTCAATCACGGTATAGCCAGAGTACCGTTCCCCTTGCGGGAGGTGGTCAGCCCCTGCCCCGCTACTGGACCCGAACGTTATCGACCGGGTACAATACCGGGTATCGTCAGTCATCGGACCGGGTATCTCTCCCAACATCTATTCATCGTGTTTTCAGCTGAGGCAGCGATGATAGGGTGCCGTCGGACGAAATAGAGCCGCTGCTCATCACCTACGTTTATTTGGGGCGTGCTACGCAGTTGCGTTGCAAAAAGCGTAGCAACGCGTTCATGCATCGTTCTGGATTGCTTTCTCGTCACTTACTGCGATGTTGACCTCCGGTCATGAGAACGCGAAAGGGAAATGCATGCCAGACGCTTATAACGAGGGTGATATAGTCCAGCTGAAATCAGGCGGGCCGTCAATGACGGTTGAAGAAACGCTTGATGACGGGAAGTACCGGTGTGTTTGGTTTAAGGGCGCATCCCGGGAGCTTGGTGTATTCAAGGAAAACACTTTGAAGACCTACGTACCTCCGGTGGTGAATGACTGAGTTGCAGGCGGCCCGGTGGATGCTGCGAGAATTTAGGCAGTGTGGTTTTCTCTATCAGGAACTTGCCGCAAGCCACCTATTCCACCTGAACGATCCAAAACTGGCTTACTTCGATAAGGCCTCAAATCTCTGTGTCGGTAAGCGCGTCTTAGCTGAGTTCAATAGGCTAACGCCAAATGCGGTCTACGAGCGAAGCGGGAAGTTTTGGCGGTTTAGATTAGACACTGACCAACCAGGGCGGCAGCAGTAGAATTGGTGGTGGTTACCGGCCAGCCGAAGCCGTGACAAACGCAAAAAAGCACCCTCGCCGGTTAAGGCAGGGGGTGTGTATCTAAGGTCTGGGCATTGCAGCAGCGAAGACCGGGGATAATGCCTGTGGATTGTGTGGATTGTCATGCAGTAAGGGAGCCCGACCGATCTCTTCGGCGCAGTCTGCTCAGATAGATCCATAGCCGGGAGTGGCCTGCAATGAACCTGCATTCAGCCAATGAAGGCGTCCGCCGTGGGGAGAAACTAAAGGCTCGCATGCAGGCTTCAGGGCTAACAATGCAAGGTCGGGAGCTTTGGACAGACGACGAGATTGCAATCCTTCGCAGCAATTATCCCGACTATCCGACAATGCGCCGCCTTCTTCCAGGACGTTCGGCCAAGGGCATCTGGCGGAAAATTGACAAACTCAACATAGGCCGAAAGCTAAATGTTTGGACAGCGGCCGACGTATCGAAGCTGCGGCGGCTCTTCGGACGGGCATCTCGGGCCGAGCTAGAACAGTCGCTGCCTGATAGGACTTGGAGGAACATAGTTAAAACCGCCTATCGACACGGCTTGAGACGTCCTCGAAGACGATACGTCGTGGTCCCTAGCGAACAGATGAACGTCATTCGAGCTCGATGCGAAGAACTAGGTTACACAATGATTGACCTTGATGAGCTCGCCGGAACACGCGACTACTTCAAAAACGGCGCATCGTTTTTCCTTCGACCAGATATGAGAAAGGTCGACAAGGCCGTTCGGGCTCTTGATGGCAAGCTGGTCGTAGTATGGAACGATTAGTCGACACTGCCGGTCCTGATATCCGAAGCTCGATGCTGGCCGGCGACTGGCAGGTGTTGAGCATCTTCCTCGAACGCTACGTGCACCCGAGAGTGAACGCCGGCAGGATGGTGGCCGACCGGTTCAACGGTCAGCAGTACCGCGGCGAGATTTAGTCGCGGCCAATCGAGAGGAAAGGCCCGCCATCGAGCGGGCTTTTCTCTGTCCGTGAATCATCACCACATGTGGCCGTTTTCAGGGATCCTGTTTAGCTTGCGGATCGATCCACCCATTATCGCGACAGAACTGTTCGGCGGATCGAAAAGCTGCCCGCTGGGTAGGGTATGGCCCAGGCAAGGTATATTCCTTGCCCCTAAGCGAGATCATGACCGACTTCGAAAAGACATCGAAGAAGATCGCCATTCCGGTTTCATACCGCATGCGTGCCTCCGTCATCGGCACGGCAAGTTTTAGAACTGCATTTGGTTCCTACAGATTGCAGGTTTCGACGGTTAATCCACAGCTTGGCTAGAAAGCCGCCCCACGAACAAAAGGCGCGGGGTGGGTCAAGTGTCGCCGTGTAGGGTCTCTCAGGACGCTGCGATATCTTGGTCGAGAGCAAAATTCGGCTCGCATAGAGCCCGCGCCCCGCTCTTATGATCGTCTGTGACCGTCACTGACAGGTAGATGTCCTGATCGTAGCTCCAGCCCTCGTACTGGATAAAGAATCCATCCCGGGTGATTTGCATTTCCGGCATGCCGAATATGAGAGCAGAGAGCGCGCGGGTCTGTTCCGCCCCGAGATCCCGTGATGGGTCGAAGTCTTCACCGACTATTGCGCGGAATTGGCTTGCGTAGGAATTCATACCCCTAGAATTAGGACAGCAAGGCGACGTGGGCTACCCTGCGAGATGAAATGAAAAAGCCCCCCGCCCGTTAGGGCAAGGGGGCTGGCAATTCAGGTCTTGGGAGGACCGCGGAGACTGTAACCGGGCAACGGTGCAGCCAGGCTCCGAACCACCAGTATGCATGCGAAGCTTGAGCGAGGCTGCCGTTCCGTTAACCATTTTCGCTAAGCTTGTTTTAACGATACGTTATGCTCGCATTCGAGAATGTGATCTGTACCGGTTTCTGAATTGGAGGCATGCATGGGTATCGCGATTATCGTCGCCGTCGGAGCGATCAATCTTGGCTGGATCGGCTTTCTTGGACTGATGTCATACTGGGCAATTTTTGGCGGGTGAAGTACCGGGGATAGAGTGTGGCCACAGGACAAGACGCGCTAGGTGGCTAGGCTCGTGCCGCGCGGAACCAGTAGCACAGCGCTTACCAGAGGTGAATTCCACCAGATGTGACCAAGGTGCTCTTGGCTGCCGCCAGTAGCGCTGCCGTCTTGGTATCATCATGTCGGCGTCTGCACCCGCTGCCATCGGCACGAGCACGTTGTTCATTCCGAAATAAAGCGCCGGAGTGCCGTCCTAAATTACATCGGTCATTTGGTGCCAATGCTACGATGTCAAAGATGCGGCTTAAAGGAAGACAGCTGCTTTGGTGTCGCAAAGCTGCCGAGGTAACGTTGACCTTGAACGTGCACAACTATTAAAGTTCCCACACAGCCGTAGGGGCGGCGATAACAATTTAGGAAACTGCGCGTGTCAGAAAAAGAATTCCAATATATATCCAATGATCCAGACTATCGACATTTGCACGATCGTGAGCGCTTCAAGGCAATGTATGATGAAGTCGGCACGGTTGAAGCAAACCTAGAAGTGAAATGGCGCGAAGAGTGGATGTTTCGCTTCAAGCCCGATCCATCATCGACCATCCTTGAACTTGGAGCCCACAACGGCCCTAATCTAATCCACTATGCAAGATTAGGTCACGACATTACCGGAGTGGAAATATCGGACACTCTAAAAGCCACGTTTGAACGGTTTTCACTTAGAGAACCCGAGATAGTGCGCAAAAGAATGAGAATGCTAAGTGGGTGGATAGAAGAGTTCCAGCCAAAACGCAAATATGACTACGTTCTCCTGACCGAAGTATTAGAACACGTGGCCGACCCTCTGCAGATCATACAAAAGGCTGCCGAGTGTGTGTCTAAGACTGGAACCATATACATCAGCAGCCCAAGCACTCTCTGGGGAAACAATACGCATGTCCGTGGTGTTCCACCAGCGGAGCTAGAGGCTTGGCTAGAGACAGCCGGGCTCACGGCTATCTATAATATCGACGATGGAGGCCGGACGTTCTGCGAGGCTAAACTGAAACGATCAGTAAAAAAGACATTTTGGCAAAAAGTGATCGAGGTTTTTTCGAGGTAGGTAGCAGAAACTGGCGATAACAGATCATATAAGAATATGGAAAAGCCCGCCTGAAGCGGGCTTTTCCGAGTCTGAGATCGGATAAAAAATGTTTGGTCCCATTCGATTGTTCGAAATGGCCATATCAGGCCTCCTGTGATGGGTTGTAAAATCAGCGGGTCCGGCGTTGTTCCGACGCTTCAAGGCGCTGCAGGATCTCGCGCACGACTTTGATGTCGCCTGCCTGCTGGCTGACGAGGCCTTGGAGATCCTTGATCGACGCCGCAGTCGAACTGGTCGTCTGCTCGGTGTTTGTCAGCCGATATTCGATGCGGTCGATCTTCTGGATATCGCGCTCGATCGCGCGAAATCGTTCTTCGTTTCGTCCGGCAAGTCCCGTGACTTCGGCTAGGCGCTCCTTGTGGAGCTCCTCGTGGCCGATCCGCCATGCTTGCAGATCCTCAATGTCTCGAGTCTTCTCGACCCAGATCGTGATGAGACCGACGCACATGCCGACCAGCGTCACCAGACTGATGATCGTGTTCAAGTTCCATTCCAGCCGGGGAGCGCGTGTTGGCATCTGCATATCGGTCTCTCTAAATGACGGGCCGCGGCTGATCAGGCGGCGTTCTTCGGCGCGAAGTATGTGAGGACGGCTGGCAGCCCGATCGTCAGCGCGTAGAGCGCCAGGTAGCCGTACCAGGGCGTATCGTCGGGCATGAACGGGATACCGACCGTCCCGGTGACGACGCCGCCAGCGGCAGCGGCAATTGCTTTCGTGTACTTTTCCATAGTGAAGTCCTTTCAGAGGTTGAGGAATTGCTTGCGTTCTGCTGCGCGCCGATCAGCAAGGCCCTTGATGAAGACCTTCTTTTTGCCGACCGTGCCCTTGTTCCAAGGAAGGAAGGCGTCCGCTGCGCCGGCGCGGTCTTCCGCATTCAGCTTCTCCACCAGAGTGGATCCGGCGAATGCGGTCGGGCCTATATTGAACGCGAGCGAGACCAGCGCGTCGAATTCGTGCTGCGCCAGCGGCACCTTCACGGCATCGAGCACGGCTTTCTCGAACGTCGCCAGATCGCGAGACAGGATCTTGTCAGACTGCGCCGCGGTGATCTTCATGCCGGGCGCTACGGTCGGGGCTCCAGCCGCCGTCGTGTGCCCCACGCCGATCGTAAGGATGCCGACGCTGTCACGGTAGGCCGTCAAGACGTTGCCCTCGCGCTGCGTGATGGCAGCCCGGCCGGCGGCGCTCGTCACCATCCGCCGCACCTGGGGCGCGCTCTTGACCGGGAACAGCTTCGCCAGCGTCTTCGGCCCTACGTCGCCATCCCGCGCCAGACCGTTGGCCGACTGGAACTGCCGGATCGAATAATCCAATTCCGGACTGTGCTTTCCATTAAGAGCGCCTTTGTAATAGCCACGGCGTTTCAGCTCGGATTGGATATCCAAGGTGGTCTTCATAACGATTTCCTTGTTGAAAACGGCAAGCTTGGCGCAAGCCTCGCGGCCTACTGCCGCCTTTGGCGGGTGTCCCCGCTGCTAAAGATCACGAGGATCAGATGGCTTATGACTGGGATGGAAAGCGGACGCGATAGCTCAAGATCATTCAGGGTGTAGCCGTCGGCATGACCGTCGTAGCGGTCTGTGCAGCCTTTGCCGCCTTGTTGGCGCTGGGCTCAGATCTTCCGTTCGCTCTGTTTGGATGAACGACATCTCCTTGCCCTGAGCTGTCCACGGCGCACATTCATGAGTCGCGATAAGCTAATCGCAAAGTTACGCGCAAGCCTCAAGAATGCTGCTTCTGCTAATCGGTTCGGCATATGGATCGCGGGGTAAATCGCAATGAACGACGTTTCTGAGAGCGAAACAAAGCACATGGCCGAGACCAGAAAAGCTTTGCTCGAAGACTATAAGATTGCACTCGCACGCTGGGATGACGCAGCCAAAACGGCCCTCACGATCAAAGGGTGGCTGGTGGCGGGGTCCGCCGCGACGCTCTTGACGCTTGCACAAAGCTCCTTGAACGAGCAAAGGCAATGGCTCTCCATTGCCCTTGCGGCGATCACAGTAATTGTCTGGTTCTTGGAAGCGCTTTGGAAATCGTGGCAACATGCCCAGTTTCCTACGATCTGGAAGATCGAAGCTTACTTCAGCGGCTCGTATATGGAAACGCCTCAGATACATCAGCTATACAGTAGATGGATTGGGGAAAACGGCGGAGAACAATTCAATTGGAAACGCTGCTTCAAGGAAATGAAGGAGCCATTCGTTTACATTCCTTACGCTCCGATCATTGTAATTCTCTGCATAAACGCGTGCCTCTGACGCTTCCGGCATTAAGCACCTACTTTCTGCGCGTTTAAGCCTCAAGCCCGAATGCTTCTGCATGTTCACGCGCCCATGCCTCCATCGCAGTGGTCTCGCCTGTCGTGAGCGCGCGGTTGAAAATTACCGCTAGAGCGAGATCGATCGGCGCGCGAAAAACCACAGGAAGTCCGCCGATGTGAACTTTTTCAGAACCCGTCGTCTTGCTGGCGCCGGTGTTGGTCGATGTTGCTTGCGTCCCAAGTGTATGGTTCCGCTCGACGGTCGCGCCTGTCGCTGGAGACGTCAGCGAGGCTATCGTCCACACCCCGTGTTCCATGTTGACATTGATCGTGTCCGCGCCGCCGGCTTTCTCGACAAGGGCGTTAAGCAGCGGGCTTCCGGAATAGGCAAACAATGAAATGCCTTCATTTTCGCCACCAGCGAAAGTGCCCATGACGCCGCTGTTTCCAGGGCCGACAATGGTCCTGAAGAGCGCGAAAAATGTCATTGCAGGCGTTTCGGGGATATGCGTATCGATCACGTCTACGACCGTGCAGTAACCGTCATGATCTTCGAGTGCGCCGTAAAGCGTGGCATCGGGCCCGCCCGCCCAGTTGGTGAGCGCGATCTTGGGGCCACCACTGAATACGAAGCAGCCAGTTAGGCCGCTCACGACTGGAACCTTGAACACGGAAAGAGGAGGGTATCCCTTACTCGGGAACGCATCGCCGCCGATGCGCAGAGCGTTTACAGTAGCCATTTCTGTCTCCTAGAGCTTGATGAAGTTGTCGTTGATCGTCTTGCCGACGACGAGCCCGCCGATGGCGTTCAGGTGCAGTGTATCGCTCCAAAGGAACAGCGCGTTGCCCTGGTCATATGAGCCGAACGTGTCTACGAGGCTGAGATATTCCGAGCCATTTGTTTCGCAGAGGTCAATAATGGCGTCGCGGTAAGCCGATAGCGGGTTAAGAACCGCCCCTGCGTTTACCGGAGGAATAACGTGAAGAACTCCGCAGTCAGGAACGATGCTTTTCACAAGGGTTGTGAGATCACCCAGCACATCAGCATAGACATCCGGTGTGCTCACCGGGCTACCTGCGTCGTTGGTGCCAAGCACGGTGATGACCAGATCAGGCTGGATCAGCGAGATGGCCAACTGCATATTCGGGATATAAAATTGCATTCTGGCGGCATCCATGCCCCCAGCGCCGAAGCGGTTAATTTCAATCCCGCTGACGTTTCTTTCGGCATAAAGGCCTGCGAATGAAACGGTGCCCGTATTTCCGACCGTATCGATATCCAGCGTGTGATCGACGTCAGCGAGACCGGAAATTGTGATTGCCGCCTGGGCGCCACCCGTTGCGTCCGTGACAACAGTGTAGCTTCCGCCATCAACACGATACCGCCACTTGCCTCCAAACTGGTTTCTAAGGATCTTGATCGATGTCGCCTTCAACCCGGCAACCGAAATGGTCTGGTTGGTTGCCGTCGTATAGAGCACCTGTCCATCTGGACCTGTGCCAAAGGGATACGTCGTCCCATCGGTGGCATTGGTGATCGTCCACCCGCCCGACGTCACCAGCGTTGCGCTCGTAAGGGCGACGGCAAAAGCTGTGCCGCGCGACGACATGAAGCCAGTATCGGAAATCGGAAAATCCCTGGTCATCTCCGTCATCAGGCCGCGTGAAATCGGGTCGCCCTGAACCCAGCTGTCGCCGATCACAAGGACTTTGATCTTCTCTGGCGAGATGCCGAACTTCATGCGAGCGATCTTGCTGCGCACACGGTGGAGGGATTGCCCCGATGACATCGCCTGTCGCGGCAACAGCTTCGCTTTCAGCGCCTTGCTGACTTTCGGGAAGTCGATACCGTCTTCATCAAGGAAAGCGGCGACGCCACCTTTGTCTGAATAGAGAAGCGGCTGCCGTACGGAGTGAACGGAGATTGCCGGCGCGAGATCGCTGGTTGCCTCGCGTTTTGTCTCCGGTGCAAGGACCGGCAACCCGACGCGACCTTCTTCGTCGAGATACATGATGGCAACCTCGTCGCTGACGATCAGCGGCTGGGCTTGACCGGTCGCTTCGACCTTCGGAAACTGCGCCCCGACAATTTTCATTCTGAGCGCGTCGCTGATAAGCGCAAGATCGATACCGTCATGGGTCAACCACGCGACCACGCCGCCTTGGTCCGAGTAGATAAAGGGCACCCGCAAGGTGGGGCTCAGCGGAACCGACACGTCCTTGACAGCTTCCCGCCTGGTCTCAGGGGATAGCGATGGAAGGCCAACCTCCCCCGCTTGGTTGATGTACATCACAGCCACATCGTCAGTGACGATGACTGGACGAGCCGGGCCAACGTGTTCGATTTTCGGGGTACGATCGTTGAACTCCGCAAGCTGCGCCTCGGATACGGGCTTCCCGCTGTCAGGCGTGTTGTCGATGTCACCCAGACCGATCGTTTCACGAACTCGCTGCTCTTCCTCGGCGCTCAGAGCTTGAGAGACGTCAAATCGAACCCGATTGTCGACGGCAAGGCCAAGGTCGGAAACGACCTCTGCGAGCTGCTCGCGTGCCTCCTCCTCTGCAGAGATCCGGGCGGTGAGTTCGGACAGCTCGGTCCCGCCTGCAACGTCGTCCGTGACGTCGCGCACGTCGATCGAGGCAATGTCTGTCTCGGCGCCATTCCCGTAAATGCGAACAAGCGGTAGGCCATACACCGCAGACGGCGGGATGATGTAGACGAGCTCGCCAGGCGCCCCGGCCTTGCCGATCATGAAAGACACGCGCAGCGGACCGCCGGCAACGGTTGGCAAAAGGGCGCCGCCAAGACGAACGTTGCTGACGCCCGCCTTGTTCGCATTCAGGTTCTGCCAGCGGATCTCGACTGCGTTGTTCGCCGGGTCGCTCGGGTCGACGTTGCGATCGACGGTTGCCGTGACGAGATAGGTTCGGCCAGGATCAAGGGCAAAGTCAATCCGGCGCGCAACATCCACATAGCCCGACACGTCGTCGGTATCGACGCCGCGGATACGCAGAACTGAACCGAGATCGGCAGACGGCGCGACGATGCCGGCAGTGATTGGCGCGCGCGACAGAGCCGAGCCGGTCAGCGCCGAGGAGAACAGCGCGCGAGCATCACCCGGACGGGCGAATGCTTGGCCGAGCAGATTATTCGAAGCAGCCAATGCCACATTTGCCTTCGATGCCGCGGTTGATACCGCGTCCTGAATAGCCGCGACAGCGGCCGACAGATCTGCATCGGTTGCGTAAGGCGCAAGCGCAGTACTGATAGCTGCCGCTACCTCAGCATCCGTGGCGATCGTCTGTAGGATAGCGTCAATGCGCTGCCCGAGGGCCGTATCTCGCTGCTGGCTGGCGGTGGCTTGCGCGCCGACGACCCCGCCCAAGTAAGTCAAGACGGCATCACTCTGATCGATTGCTGCATCCAAAATAACCCCGAGACGATCCGCAAGACTCGCTGAGCCAGAGCGAGCATTCTCGACTTCGTTGCCTCGATCTACAGCGGCATTCAGTTTTGCGCGCACACTTGCGCCGCCTTCGCCGTTGGCGATGGTTCCAATGGGCATCGTTGGCCTCGTGAGTGTTAGATGGTCTCGATGAAGGTCAGGGAAGGCGATCCAAAGCGGCCGAGATCCAGATCAAGGTCGCCATCGCCCATGTCTTTGAGGACACAAAGGCATTTCAAGTCGTCGAACTCGACGAGTGTGTTGGCGGCAATAGCCGCGCGCAAAGGCGGAAGGAATTTGATGGATGACGTAAAGTCACCTTCATCCACCCATGTCGATCCATCGGTCCAAACGCTACCGTCGTGAGAACCAAGGACTGTACCAATGATGGTTTCCGTCTGCGCTAGAACTTCTGTCACGCGATGCAGACGGTTCTGAATTGTAATATGATGCCCCGGCTCCAAGTCAGCGGCGACGCCCTCGACCTGCACAGTGGTGGCACGACGGGCAGCGGGCGCCACAATCTTGCTCGGCGCCTCGCCTTCGAGGCAGTAAAGGTCAACCAGGCTGACGAGAATATCCTCGCCTTGTCGGAGGCGCGCGATCATCGCCCTATAAGCAAGAACCGACGTTTTGTTGTTCGTGCGAAACGCTACACCAATTTCCCAGAACCCCGCATCCCGGAAGACATTCTGCTGACGCCCTGTCCCGGTACGTCCGCCCGAGGCAACAAAATTGCGCAGTTCCGGATTGCAAAACACCAGCGTCAAGGATGCAGACTGCGTGATCGTCATGGCGTGGTCTCCGTGCGAAAGGCAACAACGGTGAACGTGATGACCTGTTGAACACCAAGGGCGATTTGCGGCGCGGTTATTCGTACCTCGATAAAGCCAGGCGTCTTGCAGATGGCGCCCGGAAAGCCAAAGCCATCGGGAGGTGGATCTTTCGGCTGCAAGTAAATTGCGTGGTCTGTCGGGCGCACACCGGCCGCGCCGATCGTTGTCTTCTTCACTCCAGCAAGCGTCACGGACAACAAGGCGCCGACAGTGATGCTACGCTCCCCGATGACGACGGCGTACGGGCGCGCCTTTACCTCGTTGATCAGCGCTTGAAGCTGCGCTGTCGCCGCAGCCATCGCCGCCGTCTGCTCCGCCTTGAACGCTTCAAAGCGGGCATCGAGCGATTTATTCACGCTCTGCAGTGCGCGCTGAAACAGACGGGCATCACTGAGCCGTGTTGAGTTCAGCATCACACGACTTCCGACGCAGGGCCAACGGCGGCAGACCGCTTGCCGCTGCCATTTTCGGCGAGCACCCAATAGTACCAGGCCCCAGCAGATGGCGGGGTGTCTTCGTAGACCATGCCCGTGCCCGGCGAACCGTAGATAGGCCCTTCCAAGTCTGTCGCTGTCGCAAAGCTCGTCGTGCTGTTGCGATAGACGCGCGCAGCCTTGAAGTTTTCGCTGTTGGGATTCGTCCAAGCAACAGCAACCGTTCCGGCTGTCGGGCCGGGCAGAGCATCGAAGTTCGACACCGGACCCGGCGGCGTCGGATCAGCCACAGCCGGAATGTTCTCAATCAGCGCATAAGGGCCGACGCTTCCTGACCCGCCTCGCCAACGGAAACGGATGTCGTACAGACTGCTGTCCTCCAGCCCGACGATATCGACGGCGTAAGCGCCCTTCCCGACTGAGGCAGCCTGCCAGTTTTCTTGATCTGCCAGAGTGTATTCAACCTCGAGCTGGAGGTCGTCACGATCATCGGGTGCGGCAACCGACGCCTTGATCAATGCCACTTTCACACCTCCAGATATTTGACGCTGCGTGCCAATGGCTGTGGCCATTTCGATAGAGGGCAGCGAGCCTTCCTCAAGACGATCCGCAAGAGCCGGTGCGGTGCCTTCCTCAGTTGCGGGGTCGAATGCATAGGCTTCCGGCCCAAAGCTTGCGAGCTGCAGGGTCACGATCATGCTTTCGTGGTCGAGAGAGATGTCCAGCACCTCCATCGTCTCATCGAACACCTCTGTTTCGGTATCGAGGTCAGGGATCTGGACGCGGACCCAGCGCTGATCCCACGCCTGCATTCCGAACAGCGTCGTCGTGATCTTCCCCTGCCAGCGAGGCGCAGCCCTATGGGCAGCCAGCTTCGCAATCCGGCGTGCGTGGTTGTGGTTTTGGATTTCGTAGGCATCGATGGTCTTGGATCGAACCTCACCATACTCGGCGATCTCATCATCTTGCCGCCAAGGCTGCGCATCCGAGGCTGTGAAATCGGCCAAGGGCTCTTCATACTTGACGAGAATTTCGTTGCTCTCACGAAGAGGGCCGGCCCCATCTGACAAGGAAAAATCGATGATGTGATCATCAGTGATGATGACCGTTGGCTCGACCCATACCCCAACGGAGAAACCTATCTTGCCATTCGATTTCAGGCAGAGGCGACCGTCCGTCGCCGTGAGGAACCGGTTGAGAACAGACTGAGGGTCTGCCTCGAAACTGTAGCTGAGGGCGCCGTGGTAGCGCCGAACCGTTCCTCCCGACTTTGTCGGCAGCAAAACGTCGCTGTCATTGGCAGCTTTGATGAAGTCTGCATCGTCGATATATTCAGGCTCGATCTGCAAGCCGTCTTCGTGCCAAAGGTAGTCGCGAAGGTGGAGCGACAGGTTCGCGCTATAGGCGGTTGCCGCCGATCGCGGATCATAAACGCGAGCCGTGCGAAACACGCCGTTCAGCTTAGCGATGCGGTTCGGGTAGATCTTCGAGAACTTTTCGTCCGGCACGCCACGCGTTTCCAGCAGGGCGTGCGCGATACCGTTAGCTCTATGAGCCTCCGTCCAGATCGTCGGGAACTTCTCAATGAGCGCGTCATATGCCGTCTGAAGAACATTACCCGGCCGGTACGTGATGCGCACCTTCTGCTCATAGTAAGGATCTGTCGTAACGACGCCGCCGGTTCCAAGCTCAACATGCCGGCTATCGACGAGCCATTCGACGACGCTATCGAAACGCTGACTTGCAAAAGCAACAATTTGCCAGACGTTACCGTCTCGTGCCTCGATGAACAGCTGCGAGCCACCGAGCTGCTTCAGGCCATAGTGCCGCGTGCGCGGTGGCATGGACTGTCGAATGACGTTCTGCACGTCCTGAGGCTTAGGCGCCTCTGGTTTCGGTGCCAGCAGGCTGAGACCAAAGGCGAGGCCAATATTGATGACGCCAGCCAACGCAGTGCCGATAGCTCCCGCCGCAGCTGCTGAGCCCAGAATAGAACTGACGATCAACGTGCCGGGATCGGCCATAGCGGAAGAGGTCAGGCATCCCAAGAAGACACCCGCCATCAGCAGGGATTTCAAACGTGCCATGCAGCAACAACCTTTGGATTTTTCAGAGCCGTCACGCATTTTTCACCTTTGACAGCCCACCTCCCGGACTGTGTCCGGATGGCTGCAAGGTGCCGGTCGCCATGTCGAATGACGCCGAAGTCTCCAGCACTGTCGCCTGAAGATCGAACGGCGCCGACGGATCGGGCCAGTCGGGAAACCAATCGGCAGAGACCACCCTCGCGATTGAGGACAGCATGGCACTCATCGCGGGAACCGTATGTTTCGCGCAGATGGGATGCCGGATCGGCACCGTGATTGACGGCCCACCAGTCGGCTATGACCAGCGCACAGTCCTTCGTCCCCCAAGCGAACTCGGAGGCAGCCATCGCGCGTAGAAACGCGCCAAGATCTGCGTTCATCAGTTATCCGGAAATGGAATGATGTGGTTTTCGATACCGCGCGTGCGCTCACAACCCTTGTCGCCGGGAGAGCGCTTCTGCTGATCTGTGTCAGAATAGTAGCCGTAGCGGGGACGCTTGCGGGTGATGAACTTGCCCTCGCTCCGGATAGATACCGTGTAGAGCATGCCGTCTTGCGTCGAGACTCGCTTGATCTCAAGGGTTCGCATGTCAGCCAGGACGACGGCGAGGGGCATGTCCAGCGGCTGCCAGTCATCCCCGAAGAACTGGAGGTAGACGACCACGGATCGCATATACCAGTTCGCGCGGCTTCCTTTGGCTTGAGCGGCGAAGTGGCGATCGACACCGGACACCGTCAGATCGACGGGCTCGGCCTTGCCGTCGATCGACTGGCGCAAGCCGTTGACGCTTCCAAGGCCGCCGATGCCCTCCCACGTCTTGCCGTCATTCGTCGTGAGAGGACCGAACCCGTTGTAAAGCCGGCGCATCCCGTCCGCGAAATCCATCTCGACAAGGACGTCGCAATACACGCGGTTGCCCGCGATCTGCGCGGCGATGGCAGCCGAGAAGTCCATTACAGGCGCCTCATCTCATCATCACTCACCCAGCTGCTGACACTGCCCCGAACTTCGCCCATCTGCCGCTTGTTGTTCTGTTCAAGTATGGCTTTGAACTCGGCCTTGCTCATCGAGGATCCACGCGCATCGATATTGTATGTCGGCGCGAATCCACCGCTACGCTCTTGGCCCGGCTTCGTTATGGAAACCTTCTCGTTCGGGCTCGCCTTGAATGCCACCAACTGGCTATCTATGCCGCCAGCGCCGCCGACATCGAACGTTCCGCCGGTTGCGAAACCCGGCAATCCCGAAAACATCGATGAGAAAAACTTGCCGAACAAGCCGCCTGCCGCAGACCCACCTCCCGTGCCGGAACCGCCGCCGAAGAGGGTTTGAATGCCGCTATTCAGAAGAGAGTTTGCGATACTGGATAGAGCGTCCTTCAGCACATCCTTCAGCTTTTTCGACCCATCGATAAGCCCGGAGAACGCACTTCCGAGAGTGCTCGCAAGGTCCTGTCCAGCTTTCTGCATGGACGTCAGCTCTTCAGTGACCCCCGGCGACACTTCTCGCATGCCCGCCCATGGGTCGCCTTTTGGACCCTTACCGATCTCGCCGAGCGTAGCTTCCACCTCGATCGCAGCCCGAGAAGCTGCAGCTGTCGCCTTTGGCGTACCAGCGGCTATACCGTTCGCCAGGCCTTGCGTCACGAACTCGCCGACCTGATGCATGACGCGAGAAGGGGAATGAATATCGAAGATGCCAGTGATCTTGTTGTAGGCCTGCGTCGCGACGTTGGACGCTGCATCGACCACACGGCTGGCGCCAGCAGCGATACCGTCCGCAAGGCCGGCAATGATCTGCCCGCCGATCTCCAGCATCCTGCTAGGCAGAGCGGAGAACACGGCGACGATTTGTTCCCCGATATCCCTCATCTGCTCAGGGATTGCCTGAAACGTCGTCAGCATAGATCCGGCAAAACTACTCAGACTTGAAACAAGCTCTGCGATCTTGGCTTTGATCGCATCGAGCGCGCCCGGGAACACGACGTTCGCAATGTTGGTGAACATCGTGCCGAGGTTTTCGAAGATCAGTCGCGCTGTATCACCGGCACCCTTCAAGTCGCCCGTCAGGAACTGGCTGAGGTACTGCCCGACGAGGCCGAGCTGCGTCGCCAACCCGACAGCCGTCGCCTGAATGACGGAGATAGATCCTTCGACGATGGCGGCCGTCGCCGGGAACGACGTCTTGATCTGTTCCCAGTTCTGGTAGAGCGCCACGCCTCCGGCCGCCAGCGCCGCAAAAGCCGCAATCGCTGCGGCGACAGGCGCGCCGACAGCCGCAATGCCTGTCGCGACGAACCCAAGAGTGATCAGAAGCGGCCCGAGAGCCGCCGCGACGCTGGCGACGACCACGCCCCAGTTGAGCAGTTGAGGGTTTGTTTCCGAAAGACTGGAGACGAAGTCTGCAAGCTTGGAGATGAGGCTCGTAACGAAAGCCAGCAATCCGCTGTTGGCAATGTTGATGGCCAGCGTTTCGAGCGCGCCGCCAAGCTTCTCCAGTTCACCGTTGAAGCCTTTCATCCGGGCCGCAGCCTGAGCGTCGGCCGATCCCTTGCGCTCGATCGCGACTGCCAGCTTGTCGATACCTGCCGCACCTTGGTCGGCAAGCGCCAGCGCCGTTCGCATGGCATCTGAGCCAAAGATTGTCGTCACGGCATCAGTCTTTGCCTCGTCGCTCAGGCCGGACAAACTGGTTTTCAGCTCTTCGGCAACGGCCGCCATGGATTTCATGGAGCCATCGGCGTTGAAGAACTCGAGGCCAAGATCCTTCATTGCCGCCGCTGCAGCTTTGCTCTTCGGTGACAGCGTGGTTAGGAAGGTCTTGAATGAGGTGCCGGCGTCCGATCCACTATTGAAGACTGACGATGTGCCGGCGATTGCGGCGTTAAAATCTTCAAAGGAGACACCGAGGGCACCGGCGACGCCACCGGCTTGCGCGATGGCATCCTTGTAATCGTTGAACCCGAACTGCGAGGCAAGTGTCACATTCGTGATGCCGTCCACGACCCGACCAAGGTCTTTCGCCTCGATCTTAAACTGCGCCATGACGTTGGTTGCGACGTCTGCCGATGTGGACAGGTCGCCACCAGTGGCCTCGGACAACTTGATGGAAGCCGCCGCAGCGCCTTCTAGGATTTGCGTGGCCGTTAAGCCGTTCTTTGCCAGCATCTCCATCATGTCCGCGGACTCGGATGCCGACTTCGACGTGTTCGCACCGAGATCCAGCGCCATCTTCTGCATGGCGGCAAACTCGGATGTCGACGCGTTGGTTGCGGCCTGCACCCGGTTCATGGACGCCTCGAAGTCGCCGGCCGTCTTCAAAGTCAAAGCACCCATCGCTGCGAGTGGCGCAGACACATAGGTCGACAGATCCTTGCCCGCCGACTTCAAAGAGTTTCCGACCTTGCCCAGCGCGCGCTGGGCCTTGTCGAGACCGTCCCAGAACTCAGCGGTATCGATGCCAAGGTTGACGCGGAGTGCGCCGATCACTGCAGATAATCCCATACCCAGGCCCGATCAATTACTGTTGAAAGCGTCAGAAGCGCTGATACCGCGCTTCTCTTTTTTTGATCGGCTCCCCAGCCATGACCGCGTAACGGCCTCGATCTCTTCAGGCGTCTGCCTCACCCGCGTTTTCTTCACGGTCAGCATGTCTTTCAAGGCGGGCATTTTCTTCACACGATCGAGCTTGGCGATGTGCCAAGCGAGGCTCATCCGCTCGTTGCGCTCGCGCATCTGGCGCTCTTGTTCGCCCGCGAGAATGACGCTGATTTCGCGAAGCGTGAGCTGCCAGAACAGCTCGTAGGGCTGACCGATTGCGACCCATTCGGATACCCGCGACGGCCAGCTTAAGCTACTGCCGCCGCCTTCCGAGGGCGCGTGCCCGGCTCTTTCTTGGGGAAAGCAGCCTGAAACGCCTTGCCGATAAGCGGGCCGGCTTCAGCCACGCCGATCTCGTCGATGATGTCCTCGCACTCCTGCAGCGTCGTGCCGGAGTGATGCCGCTGCAGAGAAGCCCAGAAGATCGTCCGGAGAAGCGACAGCTTTACGGATTTACCTGACAGCTCCTGGCTGATTTCGGAGATGCCCTTGCCCAGGGCATCCTCCATTTCACACATGGCGCCCGTGCCGATCTTCATCGTCCACGACTTGCCGAGCGCCTGGAAGGCGACCTCACCGCGTTCTTGGTTGGCCATCAGGCAGCCTCGTCCCACGTTTCCGCGCCGGAGACCGAAACGGTGATCGTTGCCGTCATGCGATCGTCGACTGGGACGTCCTTTTCGTAGCCCGTGATCTGAGCCTCAAACGCGACGCGCGCCTTGTTGGGGAAGGTGATCCGGTGAAGGACCGTCTCGCCGGACTCGAAAACACGACGGATCAGTTCATCGGTCGCGCTGCCCGGAACCCAGTTGATCTCGATCGAGGCTTCGCCGCTGTCGATCAGACCGGCAATGTATTCGCGACGACGACCGGGGCTCTTCATGTGCGTGGCTTCCACCCGGTCGGCAGTCGCCGAACCGGGTGTTACCATCGTGACTTCGGCGACAGGAACATAGGCCGGCACGGACAGCGTGCTGTCCCATATCTCATATCCGGTGTCGTAGCCGAGAATGGCGTCGGTCATTGCGGTTCTCCATAGTGAGCTGTGATGTCGAGGGATGAGCGGAACTTCGTCGTCACCGTGCCCGCGTCCGCTGCGGGTAAGTCTCGATGGTCTTCCAGAAAGATCGCCTTGAAGGCCGCATCTTTGTAACCGTTGAGCCGCGCCTCGATGATGCGAGAGACCTCTTTCGCCTGAGCATAGGTGTCCGCATACGCGTCGATCTGCACACGGCTCCGGACAAGGCCCGAATGGCCCTTCATTGTGTAGGAGCGGTTCTTGTCGATCACTTGCACGACGACGAACGGCGCAAGATCAGTCTGGCTTGCGCGGCCAGGACGAACCTTGCCGCCAACGATCTCCATCAGGCCTGTATCCGATAGGAGCAGCGCAATAAGGGCCTCCTCCATCAACGCCTCCTGCCGGCTCTGCGCGCCAGACGTTCTGCGGCTCGCTCGATCTCACCCCAAAGGGCGTTTTTGATGTGATCAAGCGTGGCGTCTTTCTTTCCGTCCCATGCTGGACGCAACCAAGGTTCGGCCGCCTGATGTTCATTGCCGAACTCATCCTGCATGCCGGCAGGATCGCTCGTGCCGATAAAGACTTCCGAGAAGGCGCGATCATCTTTCGCCTGCTTCTTATGCAACGAGGCCTGGCGCCGGGTCAGCTTCGTGCCAACATCCGTCGTCTCCGTCAGATGGAGCGTCAGCTTCGGCGCATTTGCGCGCGCGGCTTGGGCGACTGGCTCGCCTGCATCTTTCAGAACCTTGCGCAGAACAGCCTTGCCTGTTGATTTCGGCAACTGGCCTAGCGCCCGATCCAGTTCCTTCAGACCTTCGATTTTGACCGTAACCTTAGCCATTGTCAGCATCCCTTGAGGCAGTGATTTCGATGAAGCGATGACGACCCTCATCCAGTTCTTTCACGCCGTTGATCTGCCAGATCACTCCCTCGTGCAGGAGGCGATCGACAGGAGTGATAGATCGAGTGATGTTTGAGGAACGAACCGTGAAGCGACTGACCCGGAACGAGCCGACTTGGCCGGCAGCTAGCAACTCGACTTTCTGGCTGTCCGACGCGTCGCGGCGACGCGCCCATTCCTTGGCGAGATCCAGCCAAGTGCTGGTTTCCTCGTTAAATGCATTCGCGACCTTCGAGGCACGCTGCAGCGTGATACGGCGATCCAGCTCAGAGACATTTACGGTCATGAGAACACCCTCAAGGGAGCAAGCAGCGTCGCGATGACATCGCGCAACCGGTCGTTATGGTCTCCGTCATCGAAATGGATTTTGACGTGGAAGAAGATCGCAGTTTTGACCTGCTCTCGGCGGGGATCGCCGGGGGGCATCCCGGCGACGTAGACGACGCGGGCTGCCGTCATCGGGGGCCATGCGGTTCCTGAAATCGGACGAAGAAACCCAGTGGCATCCTTTTCGTAGGTTGCGTCGTCAATGGTCAGCCATTGGCCGTCGCGGTAAAACTGGATCGATGAGACCGACGTCAGTTCCGGATACGGCACCCAGACCTCGTCACCCAACGGCCCGGTCGACCATTCGAGCTTTTGCGCACCGAAGCATCTGCCGACCCATCCGCTCGGGCCATCGAACTCAGCCTGAGCGGCAACGATGAGCGACGCGATAACGCTGTCCGCATCTGGATCGGAAATGCGGAGGAAGGTTTTCACCTCCTCTAGCGTCACCAGCGCGGGAGGAGGCTCGATGACGCGTACCGTCATGATCAATCGACCAGCGCAATGAAGTGGCCGACCTTGGCGTTGCCGCCCTGCGCCACGACGATCTTGATGCGATCGTTTGCGAGACCGATCTTGTCCTGCACTGCCGTGCCGCCAGCGGCATAGAGAGCGGCAGCGCCAGCGGCAGACTGCGTCGGCGCGCGCGGATACCGGGCTGCCGAAGCGTTGACGTTCTGCTCGTTCCAGATGGCTTCGCCCGTGGTCTCGGCCGTCACGGTGAAATCGACGCCGTCAGCGAAAGCAGTGGCACCGTCCTTGACGTAGTGGATGCTGTGCAGCTTGCCGGTTGCGCGCGGAGAAAACGCAGTCGCGGTACCGTCCGCGGCCGTCTTCACTGTCATTTTCAGACGTTTCATGGTCGTAATCCTTATGCCTGGGGCTTGGTCTTGGCTGCCCGGGGAGTTGCGGGAGATGCTGGCTCGCCGTCGCTGCTGGCAGGCACGAGGAGACCGCTCTTGACGAGTTCCTTGACGACCTTGTCCTTGTCGGCGAGGCGGGGGTCGGTGAGCAGGATCTTATCGTTGCGGCGCACGCTGCCGAGGGAGCCGTAGAACGATCGGGATGCCTTGAAATACTTCATGCTGTCGTCTCCGGTTGGCGGGGCGGCGAACTGGTCACCGCCCCGTGTCGATTACTGGAACTCGCCAGTGACGAGGGCGGCCGGACGCTTGACCGCGAGGGCCAGGCGCTCTTCAGCGCGGACGGTCAGCATGTTCTTGACGAAGTTGTCGCGGTCTTCGCTGGAGATCAGCACCTCAACATCCATGCGCTTGTAGACCTTGGCGGCGACGCGGAAGGCGCCGGTCAGGAACTCCGGCTCGGCCATGGCCTGCGTGGCGATGACCGGGCGGCCCCAGAGCTGCGGGCCAGCCATCTGCACGACGTTGGCGAAGATGTAGCGGAGCTGGCCGTCCTTGGTCAGTTCGATCTTCGCCCAGCGGGTCGGATGCAGAACGATGCCGTCGGCCGGGTATTCGGCAAGCGATGCCTGCAAGAGTGCGAGGCGCAGCGTGTCGATATCGGTCTCGTCGGCCGGCGCGAACGCCGGATTGTACTCGGTTGCCTGCGGCACGAGACCGTGCAGGTGCTGACCCGTGCCATCGCCCTTCAGGATCTCGTTTTCCTTCACGAGCTCCAGGCCGTAGCGCAGCTCGCCGTCGATTTCGCCCTGCAGCTGGGGAATGTCGTCCATGGCCTGGCGCGACACCGGAACCCAGTGAGCAATCGTGCGGACCGGCGCATCATCGAGCTCCCAGACGTAGTTGGACTCGGGCTTGAGATCCCCTTCAGCAACGGCGGCCGCGGCGTTGATGCGCTGGACCATACGAGCGTACTCGACGGAATTGACCGTGATCGGCACCGAGTTCAGCAGGTTCAGGATCGTCATCTGCCGTCGCGGGATCTCGACGACCTCCGTGTCGCGTGCCGGTACGATGAGGGTGCCGGCCGAGCCGCCCGCCGTGGTAATCGCGTTCTGGACATCGATCTTGATCGTGCCCTTGGCGCCCTGTGCGACGAACTGCTTCAGCTTGTCGGAGCCAGCAACCTGCTGACCGAACGACTTGACGTCGTCACCGCCACCGCCGCCGCGACGGTTGCTGGCGAGCTTCTGCTCGAGGTCCGTGTTGCGGGTTTCGAGCGCTTCGATCTTGCCTTCCAGCTTGTTCTGCGCGTCGTTCAGCTTGGCCTGCATGGTCAGCAGTTCGTCGGCCTTGGCCTTCACCTCGTCGGAGGTCTTGCCGGCGTCCTTGGACTGCTTCAGGGCGTCCTCGGCGGTCCGCTTGACCTCATCGCCAACGCGGCCGACCTCGGACTTGACGTCCTTCAGAAGCTGCTCGAGCTTTCCGGCGTCGATGTCGTTGCGAACTGCGCCGATGACGGCGAGAGGGCGCGCAGCGAGAAGGGCCGCGAGCGAAACGCGCGGCATCATATGCTTATTCATGACGGTCTCCTTGACCTAGATGTTTTTGAGGCTTTCGAGGAGGTCTGAGACCTCCGACATGACGGCAGCGTCGTGCATGCCGGATGCGGTAGCGTCGCGCGTACCGCCTTTCACCGCCTGGATGAGTTCGCGCCGCTCGGATCGCGGCACGTTCAGTCGGGCGAGAAGAGTGTCCAGTTTGTGCGCTGCAGCTTCAGGCCGGCGCTGGCTGGTGTTTTGAGCCTTCGTGTCGATTTCATCGACAGGCACAAGGGCATCAACGAATCCTTTGGCAATGGCATCGGACCCTCCGAGCCATGTCTCCTTGTCGAGCATCTTGGCGATCTCTTTCGGATCAATGCCGGTCCGGGCTGCGTAAATGTCCGTTGCGGCCGCGTCGAAGGGCTCCAGCCAGTCGGCCACGTCACGCAGCGCGTTGCGATCACCGCCGGCAACGACCCACGTGTTGTGGATCATCACAAAACCAGCCCTTGCGATCTGGATCTCGTCGCCCGCCATTGCGATCACCGAAGCGGCAGATGCGGCAATGCCGAGGATCTTGACCGTCACCTTGGCGGGATGGTCGCGCAACATATTGTAGATCGCCAGACCCTCGAAATAGTCACCGCCCGGCGAGTTGATCGTCACGACGACGTCCTTCTTACCAATGGTTCGGAGAGCGCCGGACACGCGCTTCGCGGTCACGCCGTCGCCGAACCAGTCAGCGCCGATCGGCTCAAGGATCGAGATCGTATCTGCTGGCTCTTCCTTCGTTGCCGCATGAACATCAGCGTTCCACCGATCGAGCGCCGACGGCTGAAGTTCGGAGCGAAGGCCCGGCCGGACTGTGACGCGGGCTGCGGGAAGGTCACGGATCGTCATGCGGACGTCCTTTCTTCTTGCTGATCGGAGAGCCAGGCGCGCAAGGCAGCGCGAGCGGAGTTTCCATCTGTCGATGCGCCGAGCTTGTCGAGCGGCGCAAGGTTCGTCTGGGCTGTGAGTTCGTCCCCGCCGTCAACGCGACGGAGGTTCAGCTTGGCCCGGCCTTCGTTGCGGGTCATCAAGCCGTTCTGCGTCATCGTCGACAAGAAAGCCGCCTTCGACTTGCTGTCCATCTGGAGCAGCGCCTCGCGATTGAACTCAGCATAGCGGCGCCGATTGCCGGTAGGCCGGATAAGCTGCTTCTGGATTCGCGCCTCGATGCGGTCGCAAATCGGGTCAATCCCGAGCGTGAGCCATGCCAGTAGTATCTGCTCGACGCCGGAGCCCCACATAGTCTGGCCTTGCGCAGCATGGCCGATAATGATCGGCGGCACCCCGAACCAGCGGCACATCTCTTCAATGCTGAAGCGGTGGTTTTCGAGCATCTGCGCATCCACAGGGGACAGCGCCAGACGGTGGTATTCAAGCCCCGCTTCCAAGACCATAAGCTTGCCGGCGTTGGATGAGCCGACAAATGTCTCCATGATCTCCTGGATGCCCTCGCGCTGTTCCTTGTCGAGGCGCTGGGTGGCGGAAATCACGCCGCTTGCCTGCAGACCGGCACCGAACAGTCGGCCCGACGCCTCCTCAATGGCGATAGCCGAGCCGAACGTTTGTGCGCCGAAGCGGATCGGAGAGAGTCCGACGTCGCCACCGAAGCCAAAGCCCTTCAGATGAAAGACCTTGTCCCGCGGCAGATCTTCCGTCTTGCCGCGGTCGTGAACCCTGTAGACCAGCTCGCCATCGTTGTTCCGAACAGGCTGGCAGTCGTGGCTGCCGATCGGTTGTAGGGCTGAAAGTCGGCGTCCTGTTTCCACCTTCTCGGAATAGGCGTTGCCGGTCGCCAGCATCCAGGCAACTTTTGTTTCCCAGAATTCCAGCGGCGTCTGGTCTTGGTTCGGGCTATCGCAGATGACTTCGGCGATGTTCTCGTCGTTGCTGACCTTTACGCGGTCATCGTTTGCCTGCTTCTCGAACACGGCGAGCGGGAGACACGAAACGGCCTGCGCCGTGAGGCGAATGCAGGCCCACACCGTGGAAAGCTGCAGCGCCGTGTTCAGCGTCACGCTCTTGCCAGCGTGGTTGGAGGTGCCGAAAGCTCCCGCCCATGCCTTCCCATCCTGAAGCGTTAGGCGGCGATGCTTGTCGATCTCCTGCTGGTTTTTCATGTTCGCCAGTTTGATAGCCCGACGCCGAGCGTTCGCGCGCTTCGTCATCGGACACCGACCATGATCGGCTTAGCGAGAAATTCTCTGAGGTCCAAAGCCTTCGCCTCCGGGTTCCGGCTCATCAGCATCACCGCGTTGAACATGGCCATCAGAGGATCGATCTTGCCCGACCCCGATAGCTGCTTCGTGATCGAGCGCGCGTTCGTTTTCATCTCGACCTTTGCGTTGCCGACGCACCAAGCCATGATCGGCTGCCCGGCGTGCCACATTGTGCCGTCCTTCAGGCGCCGTTCGGAGCCGAGAATAGCGGGGTTCAAGTGGCCGCCCTGTGGGATGCCGGTGATCGTGCCGCCGTTGACATCAACGTCAAAGCCGCGAGACAGCAGCTCCTCGAGAATGCCCGGCAGGCCCATGCGGTCGACGCCGATGCCGCCCTTCTCTGGGAGCAATCCAGCATCTCTGACCTGCACGCAGATGTCCGCGACCTCCATGAGGTCTTGTGTCGGCTCTTCGCAGATCGTCATGTCCGAATAGGTGCCGCTGCGGTCCTTGGTGAAGTCCATCAGGCGCGATGCGATGTCCTTGCGCAGTTCGAGAACATCGTTGTGAGCCCAGGCCTTGCTCCACAGCAGCCAGTCGCGTGTCGTCTTGCAACGACCGAGAACAGCCAGTCCGCAAAGGTCGTCCAAACCGCCGCCGTCAATGCCAACGGTCGCAACCTCCGATCGCTCCAGAAGCGATTCGAGCGTGATCGACTCGTCGGCGGCATCAAGCCAGTATTTTGCGCCCGGCCAGTTGTCGCTGCGCAGCTTCATGCCGATCTCGACATTGCCGTGCTTCGCAAGGAAGGTGCGGAACGGCCCCGGGCCTGCTTCCTTCTTTGACTTGAACGTGTCCTCGATCCATTCGAGGCTGACAGACCGCCCCATATTCGGGTTCGTGATCCAGAAGTTCGCCGGGTTCAGGTACTCTTCCGCATCGATCATCGCCTGCGGAAATTCGTAGATCACGCCCAGACTTTTGTTGTCGACGATCACGCCGTCCCGGACATTCCGGAAGTAGTCGAGCTTCTCCTTGAAGACGCCCGCTGGCGGCTCCTCTGATTGCGTGGACAGATAGATGACGAAACCCTCAGGACGCGCCACAAGGCCTCCTGTGGCCTCGCTGAGCATGCCATCCGCGTTCACCATCTTGCCGAACAGCCAGAGCTCGTCCACGAGGACGAAAGCCGCCTTCTTGCCGCCCACGATGTTGTTGTCGGCGGCGACCACTTTGAGCACGGCACCGGTGAGGCGATTTGTAATCTGGCGGAAGTTTTCCTGAACTTGCAGGAGGTCCTGCAGCTCCGAATCCGCTTTCACCATGTCGCTCGCCGGCTTGAACGCGTTCTTCGCAATCTCCAGCGTCGGCGCCAGGATCAGAAGCTCCGCAGACATGCGCCAGTTCCTGATCAGCGCCGTGAGCATGATGGCCGCGGCGATCGTCGACTTGCCGTTCTTCTTCGAGATCAGCATGAAGAACTCGCGGATATGCCGCTTCGCCGTCGTGTGGTCGTAGGCCCCGAAGATCGCACGAACGAAGTCGAACACCCACTCGTCACACGCTTCCCCGAACGTGGGCTGCCCGGCCACGTCGACGATGCGCAAGGACTTGAACACCTCCAGCGCCGCTTCGGCTTCATCAGGAAACAGCGGGTCGCACGGGACCAGCGAGCGGCGCGACAAGATCCGCTCCTCCCAGTCTGGGCAGGCCGTCGTCCACTCCATCAGGTGTTGCTCACAACCAGCTTAGGCGGTGCCGGCGGTGAGAACTTGCTGCCGACGTTCTTTGCCGCCAGGGCCTGCTGCTCTTTCTTGCCGAGCTTGGGCGGTGCCGGTGCACGCTTGTCACGTGCCTGAGCGGCGCCAGCTGTTTCAAGCATCTTGTTCTGAGCCGAGACATTGCCGCCCAGCGCCGAGCGATACCGGGCCATCAGGATATCCGCCCTCACCTTCGCAGCGCCGACTTCGAGGTCGGAAAGAAAATGCTTTGACAGCGTCGGCTCGGAAATGCCGATCGCTTCGGCGATAGCCTCGTTCGACATGCCTCCGGCCTTGAGAACGCGCACTTTCTCGCGCTCCTCATCGGTCGGCGCATAGGCCTTCCTGCCGGAGTTTTTGTTTCCTGCCATGGTCTGAAATCACCGGTTTGAAAAAAAATTGCGTACATGAGGGGGACGCGGATGCGGGCCAGAGGGCCTTTCCCGACTTTTTGACCCCCCTCCCCATGAGGGACGCCTTACATAAGGCCATCTGCATGTGAGGGGAGGCTGATATGTGCCCTTTCGAGGGTGTAAATCCCGATTTTTCCGACCTACAGAGGGGGAAACCCCGAATAACTTTTCTACTCGGCAATGACCTCTTCGATCACGTGATGCGTCGCACCCTCTGGCTCAAGCTCCACCCGAAAGCCGAGGCCGACGATCTCGATGGTCGCGCGGGCGAAGCGGTCATCGCCCCTCTGGTTGATCATGATGTCGCTGACGCCGGGGACTAGCACGCCGTCGAAGTAGGCGCGCATGCTGCCGTCTTGGCGCTGGCGGAAGACGAGAGGCGTGGTGTCGGGGCTTGGCTTGGCCATCTGCATTCCGGGGCTAAGCCCGCTCCTGTGCTGTTGGAACTGTGAAAGCCTTGGCTCTTTCTTCGTCGCCGAACCAGCACAACCAAACTTGGCTCCCGCGCACGATGCGTGCGAGGTACATGCCGCGGTCCTCGTGGTACTCTACGGTCTTGCGTTCACCTGTCGGCATTGGCTCGCTCTCGCTTCTGGATGGGTCCGTCGTGGCAAGTCCGGCAGACGCAGGTCAGGTTGCCATCGTCCCAGAAAAGGGCCTCGTCGCCCTTATGCGGTGTCTTGTGGTGGGCGACGAGGTTGGCGCTGTTGCCCTCGATCTTGCCGCACTCGGCACAGGTGAAGAGATCACGGACTAGGATGGACATCCGCAAGCGCTTCCACCGCGCCGTGTAGTACCACTTCTGCCATGGCTCAGCGCTGTCGCGGCGGTAGCGCGCCCTCTCCCTCTCATCTCCCGGCAGCGGGCCGAACAGGGGAGGCAGACGGCCGATCGTTGGGCGCAGCTGCGAGAGCTTGACCTTGCTTTCCATCGGTCTATCGCCAACTCTCTACTACCGACCGCTCATAGAGAGCGTCGGCTAACTTTCTGGAGGCATGTATGAGTTTGGAGTTAAAAGTCACCATTAGGAACAATCAGAACGCAGTTCTTCTGGTTCACAAGTTTACGGTCGCCAACCCTGGCGACTTAGAGCGTGGCGTTTACGACGCAACACACCTCTTTCGCTTGCAAAACCCGGGCATGGTCGTTGGATGGTCGTTCGCTGTAGAACACGCATAGTCGAGACGGAGGGGAAATGAAGTACTACGTCTACGCCATCCACACCGATGGTTCCCGAAACCGTCTACTAGACAGCTTTGATAGTTTTCAGGCAGCCTCTGCCGAAGAGCGAAGAATGCAAGACGCGAATTTTCCACGCGACAACTACTTCGTTCGTATGTTCGCGGCCGAGAGCGATGATGCTGCCACTGCCAAAGCGAACAGCTTGCGACCCCGCTGAGGCAAGTCTGACGTTTTTTCTGGCACCCAGCCACCAACGACGAAAGCCGCCCGATGACTAGTCGGACGGCTCTCAAAAATACGAACTGAGTTCACATTTCATCTTGACTAACACGAACTGTGTTCGTATAAATAATTACCGAAGCAATCAAGCTTCGGGGACTAAGGAGCACACCATGAGCATCAAGCTCAGCTTCCAAGTCCGGTTCGGCAAATGGCGACTGACACTCACCATTAGCCGGTAACTGGGGGCCGGAGGGGTAGCAGCCCCTCCGGTTCCCAAGATAATAGTTCTTAGGAGTTAAGGCAATGGAAACCGAAGACGTCGTTGACCTCTCGAATGTCATCTCCGCCCGCGAGCTTTATGCCCTCCGCAAGAGCGCCGACATGACCCAGTCCATGATGGCCAACGAGCTCGGCCTCACCTTGCGCGGGTATCAGAAACTCGAAAGCGGCGAGAGCCCGATGAAGCCCTTGCATGGCAAGGCCGCTATGTTCGTCCTGATTGAGCGCATGGCTCAAGGTCATGTGCCTGAAGACGCCGGAGTCCGCCGCATTGTCGAGCGAGCACACTTCATGATGAACAGCGTCTTTGGTTGAACCGCACTGCTCAAAGCTTTGCGATCCACAACGTCGTCGGGCGGGCCGAAGCCCATCGCACAATCAACGTGCTCCCGATCGTAAGGGCCGGTAGGCTCGGCATCCCTTGCCCATTACTCCCCCGGCAGGGAGCGCCGTGCAACACTACTCTTGGCAGTGGCTCCGGCTTGTTGGACGACGAGACTCGAACTCGCGCACCGAGGCTCTGACCGCTGAGCTACGTCCATTTGTGGGGCTGGTATTCCCAAGGCTGCCGCCCAGTAGTAACCAGTTTCGCGTCCCCGTCTGCATCTAGGCGTCTCTACCGCTGCCGGCACTTCCACTCTGCAGCCACGGCCGGGGGATTCTCGTGGGCCTCGGCCCCGGCACTGTACCCATGAGCGCCGTGTCGACCCGACGACTTCGGAGGAATGGTCTATGGACCGGGGCTCCGCACCCTGTACCCATCTCAGGGCCAACTTCGAATATTCACCGCTCCCGGCTTTCCCGGTGATCGAGTACCCTGCGCGAGCGGAGGGAAGGGTCGATTTGCGGCTTCGCATCCTTGTCTCGCCAGTGATTGACGCGACTTTCGGATGTTACCGTTTGTGATGCGAGATGTGCCCCATTTTCGGACACCTGTAAATCCGTCACTGTCAACCGAATTGAAGCCTTTCGGTTTAGGTCGTTCGCAATCTGTTGACAAAGCTTAGTGATTGACCGTCGCAAAGTTCGGTCGTTCAGGTCGTTTTCTGCTGCGAAGGCGGCGATCTTCATGCCTTTGCGGACTTTGATGTAGCTCCAGGCGTAGAGCAGCTTGCGGTCGGCCATCTCCGGGAGGGCATTGATCCAGTCCCAGACCTCGCTCATTCGGCTCAACGCGCCCGCTGACGCGTTTTTGCGGTAATAGGCGGGCGAGTACCCATATCCCTCGTCTGCGGCCCTCACGGGCGCCGGCATGGCGTTGCCAAACTGCTGCGGACCTTTGACGCTCGGCGACAGGCGAAGCGCCTCGGCCATCTCCAGTATCCGGTCCTCGACCGTCTTTGCGTTCCAATCGTGAAAGGTCATGCGACGTCTCCAAACATTTCCAACAGGTCGCCTTGCAGAGGCGCGTAGAATTTCACTGATATCAGGACGAGCAGCACGTCGCTTGCCGGCACACCACACTGCATCGCCATCGCCTTCCGGCGGAGGCTTCCGAGATTGATAGAATCGAAGTCGGCGATCAGGGTGCGCCGCTTCACAAGGTCGGGATTGATGACCATGAGCCGGGAAACGGCCTTCAGCATGTCGGCATAGAGCTCGCGGGAGTTTCCCTGCGTGCCGGTCATGAGCCGTAGAACGAGGCGCAAATGCTCCTCGCCGTGCCTGGCGCCGATCTCGCGGACCGTTGGTTTGCAATAGCACTCGCACGGCCGACGGCTGGTCGGGCTGTGCAGGCGGGCATCCTTGAGACGCACGCCGCACTCCCGGGCAACCTTGTAGATGTCGACGCTGTGTCGCTTCACGCCGCCCCCATCATGATCTGGCGGTAGCGCTGGTCGAGGTCGTCATCATGTGCATGATACACATCATGCACACTCTGCCGGCCCTGCTCCGCCAGTTCGTCGGCACGCTCGTTACCAGCCACGCCAATGTGCCCCTTCACCCACCGGATTTTGATCTCCCCGAACTTGGGGACATCTGCCAGCGCGGCGTCGATCGACTGCCAAAGCTCCAAGTTCTTGATCTCGCCTTCCTCGCGCTTCGGACTGTTGATCTTGCGTTTGCTCCAACCCCTCGCCTTCCATGTCGGCATCCACTCATTGACGCCTTTCACGCAATACTCGCTGTCGCACCAGATGGTGATCGAGCCGTACTCGCTGACCAGCTTCCAAGCCTCCTCGATCGCGTTGAGCAGGCCTGTCAGTTCCATCTGGTTGTTTGTGGTCGCGGGATCGCCGCCGCATGCATCGGCGGTTTCGATGCCATCCTCGTAGACGACAAAGCCCCAGCCGCCGGCGCCGGGGTTCGGGATCGCGGCGCCATCGCAGAAGATGTGGATCCCGGTGGAAAACATCTCCGGAGTGAAGGTGCTGATGTGATTGGTCTTTTTGGCATATGGAGGGATTTTCCCTCCTTTTACAGCCAAAGACCGGCCACCCTTCCGGCCCTTCTTTGCAGGCGGTTGCGGTTCTTTTTTCGCAGAAGTCCGGCCGGACTCCAACTCCGCTTGGATCAGAAACAGCGTCGAGGTCATGTCCGCGCCCTGAGGCGGGAACTTGATGCGCGTGCCGAGCAACTGTTGGGCCATGAACGCCGCCTGCCTGGCGCTGGCGAGGTGGTTCACGTCGGCGCCAAGCCCACGCAGGTACTCGCGCAGCGGCGCGAAGGGTTTTGGAAGAGCGTAGCTCATCGACGCGCCCTCCTGCGGGACCAAAGCCGGATCTTCAGTTTGATGATGTCGAGGATGATCATCACGCGGCCTTTCCTACTGCGGCACCGCGGACCTTCTTCGTCTTGCGGAACCAGTGGATCGCCAGCGCCCGCCACAGCGGCCACTTGTGCGTGACCGAAAGCTGCTTGGCCTCATCGAGGTCGGTCGCCCATGTGCCCTGTATGGCGGCTGTCAGAGCATCCGGCGTGATGCTGTCCCGGTACTCGTCGTGGGTCAGCAACAGCTCGACCGCCTTGATCTGAGGCTTCAGAATTGGCGCGAATCCTCCCTGCGCGAGAACGGTGAGAATGATGCGCGAGGTCTCGTTACCGCGCTTGTTGATCAGTTCGCTGATCGAGTTGATCGAGACCGTGTCTCCCGGCCGCGATTTGCCGCCTGGGCCCGGGTGCCGGAGGATGTTCACGCCGGCCTGCTTGCAGATGATGTCGATCGTGATGGCGTCGAGATCGTGCGCCACCAGGCCGGACTGGTGAAGCTGCAAGGGCGTGACGCCCAGCCGTTCCGTGTTCTGCCCGACGAAGGCTGCAGCCTGTGACGAGGTCGCAGAGGCATCAACGATCATCACGGGGATGAAGTCGATTGCGGGATGGCTCGCGGCGGCGATGGCAGTGTGCTGGCCGTCCAGCACCTTCAGAACCGTCTGCCCATCGTGCTCAGCATAAGCGCAGATCGGCGGCTTGAATTTATTCCAGTCGAAAGCCTCAATGATCTTGCGGATCTGGGAAAGCCCGCGGGCGCCGATGCTGCGCTGATAGCTCGGATCCACCATGAGGGATTCCGGCCGGACGACTTCGCAGATCGGTTGGCCGTTCTCCGGCGTCGCTATGTCGAGTCCTGTCAGGCTGACGGGCTGGATATGACGCAACGCGAAGTTCTGGTCGACCTTCAGGACTCGGTTGGCGATTGTGATAGCCTCGCGCAACAGTTCACGGTTGGTGTCGGGAAACTCCCGCGCGCAGGTCTTGGCGACGGCGTCGATCATATCGGCACCGGTGCATTTCTTTCCCGTCTGCTTCGCAGCGTCGTCGAGCAAGAACTTAGCGATTTCGATGGCGTTCATGCTGTTGCTCCTTTTGGGGTCGAGTAAGTGTTTCCGCTCGGCAACATCGGCGAAGGGGAAACATTTAACTTCGCCTCGATCTCGTTCTTGCGCTCGGTTAGTCGCTGGATGCGTTCGATGATGGGGCGGGCAAACTCGGCAGCGCCGGAAAACCGCATGTAGCCGAGAGCCGTTTGATCCTCGCGGATTTCGATGTTGATCCGACCAAGTTCATCGGCCTCGAAGTATTCCCGGTATGACCGGACCTCGTCTGCTGCCTTGTCGATTTGGTGGCTGTATCTTTCCTTGAAGTAGTCGAGCGACGGGCACCACTGGAACAGAGACTGCCACCGCTTCTTGGCCGTGCTCTCCAAGCTTAGCCGGTTGAAGATCATGTACGCGCTCCCCGCGCGCTCGAGCCTTGCGATGGCCCATGTCTCCGGCAGCTTCATTGTGCGTATGGCGCGGGAGACGGCGACGCGGTGTTTCTTCTCGACCCGGTTAGCCCCTCGATAGACCGCCTCGCATATGTCGGTTGTCGTCCAGGCCCCGTCCTCATCGTTTTCGATCAGTGACAGGATCGTCGCTTGGATCTTTCCTGCTCCCCGGCTCATTCAGCACCGCCTTCCGAGAACATATCGGCCTGTGCGAGACGGTCGCGCCAGTTGGAGACGGTCTGCGGGCTCACGCCGATGCGTCGGCCAATCTCACGGTTTGAGAGGTCAGGGTTTGACCGCAGCAGATCCTTGACCGCGTTGGCCTTGTCTGCGTTGGACCGACGGTCGAACGGCTGCTGTCCATTTTGCGCAGTCGGGCACTGACCCACGTTCTGTGGGTTAGTTGCCATCTTGCGGAGAAGATCGAAATCGGCGCGAAGCCGCTTGAGAAAATCGTCTTCATCCCGTGTATGGTCTTCCGGGTTGAGCCACTGCTCAGACCAGTTGTAGTCGTCCCAGTCAAAGCGCGTTTCGAGGTCTGCCTAGGTCTGCACTGGCGCTTTTTGAAGCATTTCCTCCAACAGAAGGATCCGAGCTTCCACTTCCATATCGTGTTTCCAGTCGTCCCTATCGAAGACGTCTCGGTCGCGCCGAATCTGATTCCACGATTTAACCTCGTCGAGCGCCTCGGCTAAAGTGCTCGGCCATGCGTACGCATTTTGGATAGCCTTCCGAATTTTCTTCGGCAGCTTGTCCAAGTAGACGCCGCCGGTTTGTCGGCCCAACTTGTACGTGAAGCGCCGATCTTTGCCTGTTGGGTCCTTGAAGGTCTGAAACATCGAGACCCACGAAACAGCGCTTCTCAACGCGTGCTCCCGTTCGGTCTGCTCGAAAACCGCGAAGATGTTCTTGTAACGGGTCAGGACTTCGGCTCGCCTTGCCGCGTTCGCCTGGTAGCGCTTCTCGCGTTCGCTCTTGTGCCTCTCCCAGAAAGCATTCGCCTGTTGCTGCTCTTGCTGGCGGCGCTCCCTCTCGCAGCTATCGGCCCCCGCACTTGCTGCATCAGCAGACGCGGGACCTGAATTGTGCCCGGCGCCGGTCGCGTCCATTTTTGACACGGCCTCATCAAACGTCATCCCGGCTTTTGCGGCCATGGCATCCGCCATCCGGCGAGCGTTCTCCCTCTCACCTTGGTTATCGTTCTGGGTCACATGCGCATGCAGCTTCCGGAACTTATCCATGTTGAACGGCGTGGCGGTAGCGTGCGCGTTCATGCTGCACCCCGCGCCAGATAATCAGGGCGGGCGTCAGCATCAGCGTCAGCGGCGGCGCAACTGTCTTCCCCGGGGGTTTCACCCCCATGCCCCCGAGCAAAGGCATTCGCCTTTGCAATCGTCCCCTCACCCATAGAGCTTGCCGAACTCTCAGCACTTTCTTGCTCTTGAGGATCAGGACTGTCAGTGCGTGTGTGCACACCCCTTATAAAGGGGGTGGTGCTAACGCTAACGCTAACAGCGTCAGGCGAACTGTTGTTAGCTGATGTGTCAGCATGTTTTCCGCTAACGCTAACGCTAACAGTATCGCCGTTGATGGTGATCTTTCCATCGGAGACGAGTTTCTTGCGGACGGTGCTGAAGGCGGTCCGTCTTGCTCCATCGGTCGGCTTGTGTTGCCACTGAGATGCGCATGCATCCTGCCATTGCTTGAGGGAGACATCACCGCTGATCGACAGATCGGAGAGCAGCATCATGGCCACTGCGGCATCCGTCAGATCCCGGCTTGCCTTCTGCTCCTCTTTGGAGGGTTTCTCGGATGCCGACGACGACACCAGCGCCTTGATGACCTGAACCGAGATCGGGCCACCGGCGACCATAACATCGGCGCCAGCAATTTCGAATGTGAACCGCGCTCCTGATGGCTCGTTCCTGAGTTTTTCCACCTGCATAAAGCCCTTGCCCTTGCCTTTCTTGACCTCGATCACGGAGTCTGCCCGATCGAAGAACACGCGCGATCCACGCATCCCGCTATTCTCGTTCTTCCCTGTGTGGTGGATGGACAGCACCGAGCAGCTGAGCCGTCGGGACAGCTTATCGGCGTTGTTCATGTATTCAGATGCTGCTGTGGCATCGTCCTGGCTCTTCGGCCCAAAGCAGGCGGCCAGCGTGTCGATGACGACTAACGCGACAGGCAGATCAAACTCGCGATGCAATTTGCCTGCTTGGATCTCCACCTCATTCCGAAAGCTGTCTGAAACAAACCCTTCAGGGTTGCTCTCCATCACCCCGAGGGGAAGGCCTTCATCGGATACGCCAAGCTGCTGGCAGGCCGCCGCAATACGGTCCTGCACACCGTTGAAATCTTCACCCGCTACATAAAGGACGCTGCCCCTCACCACTGCCCTGCCCGCCCATTCGAGACCGGCCGCAACAGCAACAGCGGTGCGAACTGAAACGCCTGTTTTCCCCGATCCTGAGGAACCGAACAGCAGGCAAGGTCCTGCCGGCAGAACGCTCGGGATGATGAACCGCTGGCGGGGCTTGCCCGCCAACAGGTTCTTGCGGATTTGAGCGGCAGTGATGTAGCCAGTCATGCAGCGGCCCTTTCCTCGACGTCATCGTCGTAGGACACGCCAACGATCCGCCAGAAGTGGCCATCGCGCTCAATGTCGACAGACGCCGGGCGAACCAGTTCTTCACGACGACCGTAGGCTTCCTTCAGCGTCTGCGGTGCAGGCTGGTCGCCGAGAAGCATGGCCCAGATGTCGCGCCACCACCTTGTGTTCAGGTGCTTGTGCCAGACGCGCACGATGGCATCGCCGCCGAGGCCGATCGAGATCATGCACGACTGGCTGTCCGTGTTGGGCTTGCGGTAGGCATGCAGCGCAATGCTTTCCACCGGAAGCCCGCGGAAGCCCTTGGCCTCGGTCAGCGCGTTCACTGCCGCCTGCTCCGGACCCCAATGGATCGAACCATATTCGAGTTGTTCGGCCGTGACGGCCTGACGTGCCCGTAGGACTCGATCGCAGTGGAAGCAGGAGTGAGACTGCAGGTGGTTGTATGTCCCGCAGCCTGGGCACGGCAGCCACGGTGCGATGCCTCCCAGCGGCTGGCCGGACTTGTCGAAGTGCGGGGCATGGACCGGCCCGAAAGCCTTCACGTTGCCGGCAAAATCGAGCACGAGGCAGTCCGCTTTGCCGTCAGATGGCCTAGTTCCTCGCCCAACTGACTGCGTGTGGATGATGGGCGACATCGTGGGGCGGCAGGATGCGATCAGGTCAATGTCGGGGACGTCAAAACCTGTCAGTGCCGCCTGCACAGTGACCGCAACTTTCGTGCGATCCTGCTTGAATGCAGCGACAGATGCCTCGCGGTCCGTTGGTGACATCGCGCCGATGATCAGCGATGCGCGGACGCCTCTCTTGTGAAGCGCCCTGACATAGGCCTCGGCGTGTTCCACCGTGACGGCAAAGATCAGACCCTTCTTCCGGTCCTGCATCGCCTCGTTGAAGATCGCGATCTGTGCCTCGACTTGGTCAAGGTTCGCTCGCACCAACTGGCTCTGGTTGTAGTCGCCTGCGCTCTTCGACACGCCCTTTGTCGTCATCCGGGCTGCTGGTGAGACATATCGCACCGGCGCGAGAAAGCCTCGAGCGACGAGATCCGGCACGCCGATTTCGAAAGGCTGACAATCGAACCACGCCTTCTTGCCGTAGATTGCGCCATCGGCGGTCCGAAACGTCGTGGCGCTGAGACCAACGCGGGAAGTGTCTCGACCACGCGGAAGCCCTGCGAAAAGGCGCGCGAACCATGACCCCTTGTGCAAAGGCATCTGGTGAGCTTCGTCGACAATGACATGGTCGGGATCGAAGTTGATAAGCCCGGCCAGGCTTTGGGGCGTGCCCACGACGATCCTGCTGTCGATCTCACGACGATTAAGAGCTGCGCAGACAACGCCGATGTCGGCCGAGGGGAGAAGGCGCCGGAGCGCCTTTTCGTTCTGTTCGGCCAATTCTCTGGATGGCACCGTGACGACTATACGCTCATCACCACGAACGGACAGGCGGTCAGCGACGCCGGCAACGACCATGCTTTTGCCTGCGCCAGTCGGCAGGCTGGCCACGGGGTTCCGCCCAGATTGGACAGCCCCAACGACAGCATCGACGGCGGCAGCCTGATAATCGCGAAGTTGAACCGTCACGGCTTCACCTCCTGCCGCGCATCACGCGGGCGGTTCGTCTTGTTGGTGAGGGATTCGGCGTCGCCGTGAACCTGGTGCCACTCGAAGTTTTCGAGAAGCTCGATCACAGGCTCAAGACGCCTCTTCGCCGTCCCGAGCAGCCATGACATCTCGGAAGCCTCGTCGTCCGTCACCTCGCCAACGCTCAAGCGCTGGCTGAGGAACCGCATGAGCACCAAGGCATCCTGCGTCACGTCAACGTGTTCTTGGGTCACTACGGGCCGGGTCATCGTGCGGCCTCCATGTTGCGCTTTGCACGGCCGATGCGCTCGAACGCCTCATAAAGCGTGTCGGCGATGTCGCCTGCGTCTGCACCGCCGTTGTCCGTGAAGTCCGGAGAGAGGAGGGCCATCCACACGGTCAGGATGATCGACTTCGCACGGCCGATGTCATCGATGGGATTTGTGTCCTCGCCGGGGGAGATTGCGCTGGTCATGCCAAGTCCTCCATGATGATCTGAAGGTCCTGCTCGATCGCCTCCATGCGAATTTCGACTTCTGCCACCAGCGCCTGCAAAGCGCCCTGGGCCTTGATCGTCAGGCCCTCATGACTGCAGGCCATGTGAACGGCTTCGTTGAGGTAGCGGGCCACAGCGAGGCGATCGACGATGTCGCCGATCTTGCGTGATGTCGGGGTTCTCATGCTCGCTCCTCCCCGTGCCAAGCAGCTTCGAAGGCCTCCTTGAGGCTGAAAGTCAGCCCACGAACCTGATTGGAGAGGAAGAAAAGGTTGTCACGCTGGTCAGCGGTGAATTCGATCCGACTGGAAATCGTGCTCTTCGCGGAGTTGAACTCGTACTCCAGCATGTCGTCCAAGATAACGGCGGTCATCCGCGTGTCGTGGATCAGATCTTCAAGCGAGCGCATGGCCTTCGCTACGTCACGGTCTGAGGCTTTCTTTTCCGCGGGAGCGGTGGTATCCGTCATCGTGTTCATATTGCTTTCCTTTGCAGGGATGGTGGAACCATGGCTCGGGACCGTTGGCGCGGTCGCCGAGCCTTTTCCGTTTTGGAGACTGAGAGAGGCGACGAACTGCTGGAGCAGCACGAAGTCGCCGTCGCTGTGTTCGAGGAGGTAGGCTGCCAGCGTCGAGCGCTCGCCTACTGTTCCCGTGGCGAAGTAATGAACCTTGTCCTCCACCTCTTCGCCGTTGGTGCACTGGGCCGTCGCGAGCGCGATAAAGGCTCGCTGCTCGGCTGCTTCGGATGCCCTCACCGCCAGAGCGTCGAGAGGATTGCCCGCAGCGTCGAAGTTGGCTTCGTCGTCGAGGACAGATGCGCGGTGAGCGTCGATTAGAACGCTGATCACGCCGCCGGCTCCATAAAGAACCGGATCAGCGCGCCGCGTTCGGCCACCCAACGACCGCCGACTTTCTTGGCGGGGATAGAGCCTGTCGTCAGCAGGTGGAATGTCACCCTGGGAGACCGGCCGATGATTTTGGCTATGTCATCAGCGCCCCAGATCAGTTCGATTTTTTCAGTCATCGTCTCCATTGGTAATCCTCTGTTAATGGGCGGTGTGTCATCAGTGCCGCACGACATGTGTGTCATGTGTGTGGCATTGCTGTCAACCCATGTGTGTGGCAGAGGTGAGGCATGGCCAGAGAAGATCTACATTTCCGACTGCGGATCCCGGGCGACCTGAAAGCGAAGGTCGAGAGCGCTGCTGACAGCCACGACGTCAGCATGACGGCAGAGATCATTGATCGACTGGAAAAATCCTTCGATGTGGCTGTTCCCCTGCCGCCCGGGCTTGCTGAGCGGATTGAGGTCTACGCGGGTCGGCAGGGTCGAACTCTTGTTGAGGAGGTCGTCCGTCTATTGGAGCGTGAATACCCTGCTCAGTGGGAGGTTATCGACCGAATGGAGCACATGGCCAACTTACTGGCCGCGCTCGCCGCCGGGACGGGAGACGCGGCTATTGATGCTTTCGTAACGGAGATGCAGGAGACACTGGAGGGCATCGTGAGCGGCCGGGTGAAAGGCGTAAACGAAGATGTTCGCGATGAAGTAGGAGCGCTTTGGTCCAGCTATAAAGCCCGCCTGAATGAACTCCAGTACGATAGCGATCAGCAACAATTCGAACTGGATGAAGAAGAGGAAAAGATGCGTCGCTTGATCGACAGGACTGAGAAGCTTGCAGAACCAAGGCCTTCAGAACCGAACCCGATGAGCGACTCAATTTTCCTTTCTCATGTGCTTTCGCCAAGGGATCTATCCGCGCTCGCGGAAAGCATTCGCTCAGGAGACGTGGAAGCTGGTGCGGAAATCGTCCGCAACTTGCCAATGGATGCCATCGCTAAACGCGTCCGCTTCGAGGCTTTGCCAGAGGAATCAAAGTACAGGCTTCGCCGGGAGGTAGGTCCCTCAAATGGCGACGACCCGTTCGGTTTCACGGAGTGACCGATGAGCGTTCGTAAACGCGAATGGACGACGCCAAAGGGCGAGGCGAAATCGGCTTGGGTGGTTGACTATGTCGGCAGCAACGGCAAGCGCCACCTGAAGACCTTCAAGCTGAAGAAGCAAGCCGACCAGTTTGCCGCTACGGCCTCCGTCGAGGTTAGGGAGGGCGTTCATGTCGCCGACAGCGCTAGCGTGACCGTCAGCAAAGCGGGCGCGCTGTGGATCTCCTCAGGAGAAAATGCCGGGCTGGAGCGATCGACGGTCAACCAGCGTAAGAGCCACCTCGAGCACCACATCAAGCCGCTGATCGGTGAGGTGCTTCTTTCCAAGCTGACGGTACCGACTGTCCGGGACTTTGAGGACCGTCTTCGCAAGGAAGGTCGATCGCCGGCAATGATCAAGAAGGTCTTGACCTCACTCGGCTCAATACTCAGTGACGCGAGCGAACGCGGCCTCGCGATGCGCAACCCCGTCCGTGATATCCGAGGCAGGAGGAAAGGCCGCGACCATCGAACAGAGAGGCGCCAGAAGGGCCGTGTCGAGGTTGGGGTAGACATTCCCACCCGCGAGGAGATTAAGGCTCTCGTGGACGCTCTGGATACGAACTGGAGACCCCTACTCCTGACGGCGATCTTCACCGGCATGCGCTCGTCTGAACTGCGTGGCCTGCGCTGGCAGGACGTGGACTTGAAGCGCAACCAGATCAGCGTCAATCAGCGCGCGGATGAGTTCGGAGAGATCGGGCCGCCGAAGTCGGAGGCCGGTGTCCGCACGATCCCCGTCCCGCCCCTCGTCGTCAACGCGCTGAAGGAGCACATGCTCCGCCAGGAGCCCGGAACGGCGCTGGTGTTTGCCAATCCTGCCGGCGAGCCGCGGTCCCATACGAACATCATTAACAAGGGGCTGGTGCCAGCGATGGTGCGCGCCGGTGTCGTCGATGCGGATGGCAAAGCGAAATACTCCGGCATGCATGCGCTAAGGCACTTTTATGCGAGCTGGCTCATCAATCGGAAAGAGGACGGCGGTCTCGGCTTGCCCCCGAAGATGGTGCAGGAGCGGCTTGGCCACGCATCGATCGTGATGACGATGGACGTTTACGGACACCTGTTCCCGCGCATGGATGACGGCACGGAACTGGCCGATGCAGCCACAGCGCTGCTCACATGA